GAATCATTGAAGGCTGCTCTGTGCAGTGCACACCGCAGGGAGATGGCTCTTATCTGGGCGAAAACGGCAATATTTACACCAAAGATGATACCATCCCTGGAACTTGTACCGATCAGAACGGCGGTACATTTGTATGGAATGAGGATGTGGATGGCAAGATCCGCATCTGGACGATTTATTATGATAATTCGTTGATGCGGAATCTGTTGCAGTTCGATGTGTCCTATGCGGAAACTGTCAGCACTTATGAAAACGAGAGCGGTCAGACCATTACCTATCCAGTCCGCATTGGAAAAAGAAAGATTGATTTAAAAATCGAAACCGATCTACAAAGCTTGATCATGCTGAAAGACTATTTTTCGCAGCCGGAGTGCTTTTTCTTCTATCGCAGCACGACAGATATTGAAGAACAACATGGAACATTTCGCAAAACCAGTGAGATTCAGATTCAGACGATTGCAAATGAAAGCAATTTTCGCAACTCACACTGGTTTGATGATGCATCCTATTTTTATGATGTTGATTCAGAACATGGCGATTATTTGCAGCGGCTCTATGATTTTTACAAGGGAAATGATTACCACACGGGAGCGTATGAGTTTTCCGTTAGCTTAGAGGAGGTGTAAACCATGGTGATTTACGAGCATGTAAAGGGCATTCTCTCTGTTCCCTGCTATCTGGATAATGGTGATTATGCCGAATATACAACGGACATTGCTTTTACCGATTCTGATATTATCCGGAATAGCTGTTCCATCAAATCCTCTGCCTGTGACAGCAGCACCTTTTCACTTGGTAGCGTCCGCCCGGCAGAACTATCCATTCAGCTGCACTTAGAGCAAGACGGCATCAATGCATATAACTTGTATGGTGCAAAAATCATTCTGTACAGCTGCTATCAAAAAGAGCCTAAGCCGTCAGATTGGATTTTCCGTGGAATGTTCTGGGTGACATCTGTATCCCGTAAAAAAACGCTGTACACGCTTCGGGCATCGGATGCCTTGGTATGGCTAAATAACAATTCCATTTCGTCTGGTTCTGGAAAAGTTGATGACGATGAAAGCGAAGTATCCAAAAAGCTGCGAGAAAAGCTGGAAGGCTATGAAGGAGAAGCCGGCGGCGGCGGCGTTTATTCTCTGCATGAAATTGTCACCAATGTTGTCACATGGACAAATGACATTCTGCAAAACATGATTGCAGAAAAGCCGCTTGCCTATGAACATATCAGTTCTATTCCAAACGATAATCCCAAACTGGGAAATTCCTACAGCGGTTATACGCTGATGCGAAAATCAGAAGAAGGAGAATCCAGAAATACCCGATACAGTGCGATTGATTATATTTCTGCTCTTGCAAAACCAGCTTGCTCTTTTGTCTGTATGCGAAATGATCAATACAGCATTCAGAACAACACATTACAAGTCCCGTTTTCCCTTGTCCCGTTTGGCTTTTTCAAAGACAAAATCTGTGTCCCGTTTTCCGCCATTGCAAGAGATAGCTGCGATGTGGCATCGTATAACATCTATATTCAAAAGGTCTATTTTAAAACCTATGATGATACTGGATGGACAAATGCAAGGGAATACAAGCCAATGCTGGGAAATGCAGAAATCGACCTGTCCAGCAATTGCTTTTTTGATGGAAGAAGAATGGAAACGGTTTTGAATTATCAAGAAGACTTTCCGGACGCAAACGACAAAAACGAATATCCGATTGTGGAAGCAGCAGCAAATTATCTGTTTCACAATGTGCTGCTGAAACCGTTTCAGCTAAAATGCTATCTGAAATTTGATGACATGGAACACTTCCCTAAGTTGGGGCAGCGAATTGAAATCGAATATCAGCCCGGAAAATGGGCAGAAAGTACCATTACAAACATGACCTGGAAGTTTCGTGGTGGATGGGAGTTTTCCTGCACCGGGAAGGACACCAGAGTGCTGGCACAGGCTGCAAAGCGGTCGTTGGCATTCAACTCCGAAAATGCATCGAAACGCCATGCGGACATTGTGGCAGCAAGTGCTAAAAAAATTGCTTTAGCGAAAGCAGACGAAGCTTGGAATTATGCTGACAAGAATGTATCAGATATACAAAATTTAGAAGATAACAAAGTTGAAAACGAAGAATTTAAAAACGCAATCAATGCCCTCTGGGATGCTATCAATAACTTGTAAGGGAGATGATACCATGCTAACCGCAAATCAAAAATACATCGACACGGCAAATATCAAGCACTTGTTGAGTGCCGGCGAAAAGAACGCCGATAAAATCCAAATCGCCGTTGACCGATACTACCACCAAACGGATCTGTCTGACTGCCTGTTTACCCTGCGAGCAGTCAACAGCAGTGGGGGGCTGGTCATGCAGAATCTTGAAAAAGAGACAACAGAAAATCAAATCATCCTGACATGGGTCGTGGATGAAAGCTTTACAGCAGTGTCCGGTCAGCTTCTGCCGGAAATTGTTGGTCAAAAGGATGATACTGTTGTCATTAAGTATGAGATGACCCCGATGGTCGTCCGTAACTCTATCTTGGAGCAGTACAACGGTGGAATTGATGCAATTGACAAAGCTCTGCGTGAGATGCAGTCCACCCTTGCACAGGCGGAACAGCTGATTGCAAAAATGCCGATCATCAAAAACGGCACATGGTGGATTTATGATGCAACCACGGGCAATTATCAGGATTCCGGACAGTCTGCAAAGGGCGACACTGGAACGCCCGGCAAGGACGGCATAAACGGAAAAGACGGAAAAAACGGTGCAGACGGTTACTCCCCAACGGCAACCGTCACCGAAACGGACACCGGAGCAACCATTACAATCACTGACAAAAACGGAACGACCACAGCGACTGTTAAGAACGGAACAAGCAGTGATTCTGCCATTTGGGGCGATTACACACCGGGATGTGAAGAGGGTGAATCAGCGAAATACTGCACCGCTAAACTGGTTACAGTAACAGGTAAGCAAACATGGCAGGTATTGCCGTCCATCAGCACGGTATCTCACAACGCTCTGGATATTGTACCGGACGGGCTGTTTGTGCTGGATTTGTCGCCGGATGTGGATACGCTAAAAGCCTCTGCACATACGCACGACAATAAAGATTTTTTGGATGGTATTGAAACTTATCTGCATAGCACGTACTCGAAAGTAACAGCCGAGCGAGAGGCGGCGGATAATAACCTTGCAACTCGCATCAAAGCCTTAGAGGACAGCGTCGGCGATATATCCACGGTGCTTGCAACGATGGTGGAGGTGTAACATGGCGGTGACAATTGCAGAACAGCTGACAAAATTAAACCAGCTGCGGCAGCAGCTTGCAGCGAATCTTGTTGCAAAGGGCGTGAATGCGGAACAAACTGAAAAATTTAATACACTTGTACCAAAAATTTTGAACATCTCTGGCGGTGAAACGCCAACCGAAAAAATTGTGCTATATGATGCGGATAATCGGGAGAATGTGCGACTGCTCTACAATGGCACAATTTACAGCGTTGCGGACTTTACTGCCCTGCATGCGAATTTTTGCAGCGAGAAGAACAACTATGCATTGAATTATGGAACATCTATTTTCGGGTGGGATTATAGCTGTTACACCTGTTCCACAACGCCGATCAGCGTGACTGCATCCACGCAAATTGCAATTTGTTTCCTTGCCGGCAGCACCGAAGTTGGCATTTTACGCTTAGTACAATCCGACATTGGAACGGCTGCGGACATCCTTGCCAAGGCACAAACAGAAAGCAGCTATATTGACCTGTCCTTGCAGTGGTTGCAAAATACCGAATATGTCACCACATTGACACCGTGCGAGGGCGTAACTGCTGGTACTTACTACTTAGTTTGGGTCGGACGGAGCAACAACAGCCATCCGCTGATTCAATCAATTTCGTTACTTTAAGGAGATGATACAATGAATATTATTGAAGCAGTCGAACAGCTGAAAGCAGGAAAAGCCATTCAGCGAAGCGGCTGGGGCAATGCGAAAATTAAAGCCGTACAGCTGGAAAGCGGTCAATATCAGATCTTTGCAAGCGGCGACTTAACGCCGGAAATGCTGGTGCTGCTTTCCGGCGACTATGAAATGAAGGAGGAAGAATCGGTATGAGAAATTGGAAACTTTGGGCGAAGGCTGCAACTGTGCGAGCCGTGAAAACCATGGCACAAACCGCCGTGGCAACCATCGGCGTAGCTGCTGTGATGCAGGAAGTCAATTGGATTGCCGTGGGCAGTGCGGCTCTGTTGGCTGGGGTGTTGTCTGTTTTAACATCCGTGGCAGGGCTTCCGGAAGTCGAATAAGGAGTACGATATGGCAATTCTTACATACAAATTTGACGACCAAACACAGCTTTCCCCACATTTCAACGCCCGTGAATTTCGGTGTCAGTGTGGACAACCACATGAAACTTTGATTGCGTCTGAACTGATAGATAAGCTGGAAGCCCTCTATACTGCCCTGAACTGTAGCAAAATCATTGTGACAAGCGGCTACCGCTGCCCAGAGCACGACAAGGCTGTAGGCGGCACGAGCAGCGGTCAGCACACAAAAGGCACTGCTGCGGATGTCTGCTGCTACGGGCAGGACGGGCAGCCAATCAGCAGCAAAACGGTGTGTTGCAAGGCTCAAGACTTAGGTTTTGGCGGTATTGCCAACATCACAGTAGCTTACCAGTACACACATCTGGATGTGCGGACAGGATACCGCTGGTTGGGCGACGAGGTCAAAGGCAATGGCACAGTTACAGATGATTTTTACAAGTATTTTGGTATGGAAAAGGCAGAGTCTAAAATAAAAAATCTCTTAAAAGGGATTGATGTATCCTATGCACAAGGCGTGATTGACTGGGAAAAAGTAAAAGCATCAGGGTTGGTGGATTTTGCGATTCTGCGAGCAGGCTATGGCAAAGAAACTTCTCAGATTGATGACCAATTCAATCGAAACTATACAGCCTGCAAACAGCTGGGTATTCCGGTCGGCGTTTACTGGTATAGTTATGCTACCACTGCCGCAGAAGCAGAGCAGGAAGCAAAGGTTTGCCTGCAAACAATTCGAGGAAAGCAGTTTGAATATCCGGTTGCGTTCGACATCGAAGAGTTTCGCTGCCTTCAACAAGCCGATGCCCTCAGCACCACATTTTGCACTGCATTGGAAAATGCCGGTTATTATACGGCGATTTATACATTCAAATCTGCCTTGGAAAGTAATTTCAGTGCGGCAGTCAAAAATCGCTATGATATTTTTCTATCCCATATTGGCGTGCAGCAAACAGATTATGCTGGGTCTTATGGACTATGGCAGTATAGTTGGACGGGCTGTATTCCAGGCATTTCTGGCGATGTGGATTTGGATTATGCCTACAAAGATTATCCAACCATGATACAGAATGCCGGATTAAACGGATTCACGAAAACAACGCAGACGATACCAGAACCGGATGAAGAAGACTCTGCCTTACAGCAGATTTTGCGGCATGTTGCCAGCATCGACAAAAAACTACAAAATTCGACAGATAACCAGATTGACTAAT